TATGATTATGTTATTCCCTATCACGATAAATCTATTTTTCAAAAGTTTATGAAGCGTTTACGTCGTATGTTTTCTGATGCTCGTATTCGTTATTTTATGTGTGGTGAGTATGGCGATAAGTTAATGCGCCCTCACTATCATGCGTGTTTGTTTGGTTTTGATTTTCCCGATCGTGTGCTGTGGTCTATTCGTGATAATGTTCGTTTGTATCGTTCTTCCATTTTAGAAAAGTTGTGGTGTGATCCTAAAAATGGAAATAGTTTTGGTTTTAGTACTGTTGGTGATGTTAGTTTTGAAAGTGCTGCATATGTTGCGCGTTATTGTATGAAAAAAGTTACCGGTGAAAAAGCGGAATTATATTATAAAGATAAAATTCCGGAGTATGTTTGTATGTCGCGGAGGCCTGGTATTGGTTTAGAATGGTTGAAAAAGTTTCATAAAGATGTTTATCCGTCGGATGAAGTTGTTATTCGCGGAAATGTTAAATGTAAGCCGGCTCGTTATTATGATGAAAAATTTGGTGAAATGTCCTTGACAAACAAAAAATTTATTGATAAGTTGAAGTTAATGAGGAAAGCAAGAGCTGCGGAGAACCCTGATAATAGCATAAGGCGATTACAGGACCGCGAAACAATCAAGCGACAAAAAGTCGCTAACCTAAGGAGGTCGTTACATGAAACTTCAAATTTTTAGTGTGTATGATGAAAAAGCTGCTGTTTTTGGTACTCCGATTTTTTTGCCTCATAAAGGTATTGCTGTTCGTGAGTTTTCTGATATTGCTTTAGATAAAAATTCTGCTATTGGTAAACATCCTGGAGATTATAAATTGATGTTGTTAGGTGATTTTGATAATGTTTCTGGTATGTTTTCTGGTTTGCCTATTCCCGAATTGGTTTGTACTGCTATAGAATTTACTAATAATATTTAATTAAAGGAGGTTGTTATGGCTAAGCGTGTTAAATTGTCGTTTAAGGATACTGTTTCTCGTTGTAAGCAAAGTTTTAAGTGAATGTGATATTAATCGTATTGTTGCTCGTGCTCGTAAGACGGGTTATTTAATTGACCCTGCTATTATTTCTGATCGTCAAGCTGTGTTTATGGATTGTTCTAAAGTTGATTTTATGGATATGTTAAATCGTGTTAATGTTGCTCAAAGCGCTTTTAATGCTTTACCTTCTGATGTTCGAGCTAAATTTGATAATGATGTATCTAAGTTATTGGATTTTGTTGCTGATCCTGCTAATGAAGCTGTTGCTATTGATTTAGGTCTTTTACCTAAAAAAGTTGTTCCTGTTGAAGAACCGGCGCAGCCGGTTGGGCAAGGTGAAACCGCGCCAGTTACTAACGCTTAAATGCGTTAGTCCGCACTATATATACTTGATGTAACTGTGCGGACTGACACCAAAGGGGTTTTTAATGGTAAAGATGATTACTGCCGTTGATGGTATAGAAGATAGGTAAGATGCTATTATTGCTCTTTTAGTTGTTATTTCTGGTGTTTTAAAAGAAGTTCATGAGAAAGATCGTATTCGTGTTGTTATTACATAGGAGGTATATATGAGTTTAGGATTTTATTTGGTAATTCGTAATTCTCGTACTAAACAAGTTTATATTGATTGTGCTGATTTTCCTGTTCGTGATTATGAGGAAGTTTTAGATCGTTATGAAAATTTAGAGGATGCAGTTAGGGATTATCCTAATGCGTTTAATATTGTTAAAAAAAGGAGGTTTCTATGCAATCAGTAATGAAACATCAATTTTCACAAGTGCCGAAGGCAAATATTCCTCGGTCGGTTTTTAATCGTTCTCATGGTTATAAGACTACGTTTGACAGTGGTTATTTAATTCCGTTTTATGTGGATGAAGCGTTGCCTGGTGATACTTTTAATCTTAAGGCGACTATGTTTGCGCGTATGTCCACACCTATTTTTCCGTTAATGGATAATATGTTTATGGATGTATTTTATTTTGCTGTTCCGTTGCGTTTATTATGGACTAATTTTCAAAAGTTTATGGGTGAGCAAGCTAAACCTGAAGATAGTACAGATTTTACTGTTCCCCAGATTGTTGCTCCTGCTGTAACCGGTTGGCCGGTTGGTTCGTTATCTGATTATTTTGGTTTACCTACGGGTGTCCCAGGTGTTTCTGTTTCTGCGTTTTGGCATAGAGCTTATAATTTGATTTATAATCAATGGTTTCGTGATCAGAATTTACAAGATAGCGTTGTTGTTGATACTGACGACGGTCCGGATAATAATGCTGATTATGTATTGTTAAAACGTTGTAAACGTCATGATTATTTTACGTCTTGTTTACCTTGGCCCCAAAAAGGTCCGGGCGTTGAATTGCCTTTAGGTGCTGAAGCGCCTGTTTTAGGTTTGGGAGTTTATTCGTCGCCTGGTGCTACTGGTTCAAATGCTATTTATGAAACTGGTGCGTCTGCTCCTCGTACAGTTACTGGTTGGCGTGTTGAAGGTGTTTCGCAGCCTTTGGGTTCAAATGAAACATTGCTTGCTGTTGAGCAAGGAACTGATAATTATCCGAATATTCGTGCTGATTTGAGTAATGCTACCGCTGCGACTATAAATTCTTTGCGTGAAGCGTTTCAATTACAAAGGTTATATGAGCGAGATGCTCGCGGTGGCACTCGTTATACTGAGATTATTAGATCTCATTTTGGAGTTGTTTCCCCTGACGCGCGATTGCAAAGACCTGAATATTTAGGCGGTACGACTGCCCCTGTTCGTTTTATGCCTGTTGCGCAAACTTCTGAAAGTAATACCACTCCTCAAGGTACTTTGTCGGCGTTTGCGACCATTACTGTTAATGGTGCTGGGTTTACTAAGTCGTTTACTGAACACTGTGTTATTTTAGGTCTTTGTTCTGTTCGTGCTGATTTAACTTATCAGCAAGGGCTTCCGAGAATGTTTTCTCGTTTAACTCGTTGGGATTTTTATTGGCCTGGTTTAGCTCATTTAGGCGAGCAAGCTGTTCTCAATAAAGAAATTTACTGTCAAGGTCCGGCTGTTAAAGATGGTACTGAAATCGTTGATGACCAGGTTTTTGGATATCAAGAACGATTTGCTGAATATCGTTATTATCCGTCTAAAATTACCGGAAAATTGAGATCTACGGCTGCCGGTACTCTTGACGCTTGGCATTTATCCCAACAATTTGCTGATTTGCCCACGTTAAGTCCTGAATTTATTGAAGAAAACATTCCTATGGCTCGTGTTTTAGCTGTTGATACCGAACCGGAATTTATTCTTGATAGTTATATTCAATGTAATACCGCGCGACCTATGCCGGTTTATTCCGTGCCTGGTTTGATTGATCATTTTTAACCTATAGGTATGTTTGAGCATATGCTCGAAAGGTGGTGTCTATGCGTATGTGGATAATATTGTTAATTACGTTAACCGTCTGGGGTTGTCGGACGGTTAACGAGAGTTTGTCCTATTATGATGCTTGTATGAGTGATGATTCTTGCATTGAGTCTATTATGCAAGATAAAGCGTTAGCTACTTCGGTTGTTACGAAAGCTGTTGATGCTACTACTATAAAACCTTCAAGTGTTGGTTGGATTATAGGTTCTTTAGTTGGTAATATTATTTCTTTCATTAGTGGTGTTTCTCGTGGTAAACGTTTAATGAAAGGAGTTTAACTATGAGTTGGTTTTCTGATTTTGTTGCGCCTATTGGTGGTGCTATTATCGGCGGTATTGTTGGTGGTCCTGCTGGTGCTGCTGTTGGTGCTACTGTTGGTGGCTCTATTTCTTCTGCTCAAAGTATTAAAGATACTAATAAACTTCAGGTTGCTGAAGCTAATAAGCAGCTTGCTTTTCAAGAACGCATGTCTAATACTGCGCATCAGCGTGAAGTTGCTGATTTACGCGCTGCCGGTTTAAATCCTATTTTAAGCGCGCGTTATGGTGGTTCGAGTACTCCTTCTGGTGCTATGGCTCAATTACGTGCGCCACAAGAATATTTGAGTGAAGGTATTGCAAGTTCTGCTCGTGTTGGTCTTGAAACTCAAATGAATAAGGAGTTGATCAAGACAGAGCGTTCTAAACAGCAAGTTAACTCTGCTGCTGCGTTAAAAACTATGGCTGATGCTTATAATTCTCGTGAGCAAGCTAAGCAGAATGTTATGATCACTCGTTATATGAAGAAAAAACAAGGTTCTAAAGAATTTTTAGCGCCTATTGAGCCCTGGATGGGTTTATTAGGTAATGTTACTCGTACTGTTGTGCCTTGGATGAATTGATTTTATTTGCGAAAGGAGGTTAATTATGCGACGATATAAAGCTAATAAGCGACGCGATAAAAAATATTTTTCGCGTACTGCTGGTTCTACTCAAAAAATAAATCTTCAATCGTCCCCTATGCGTGGCGGTTTTAGACTATAGAAAGGTGATTGTTATGCCTTGTTATTCCCCATTAACGGGATATAGATCGCGTTCTAAAAATGAAAGCGGTAAATATCCCGTTGTTTTTAATGTTTCTGACGGTTGGATTGATAAGCCCGTTCAGGTTCCTTGTGGTCAATGTATAGGTTGTCGTTTAGAACGTTCCCGTGTTTGGGCTATGCGTTGTTTACATGAAGCCAGTTTATATGATAAAAACTGCTTTATTACTCTTACGTTTAATGATGATTATGTTATGCCCTCTCTCGATAAATCTATTTTTCAAAAGTTTATGAAGCGTTTACGTCGTATGTTTCCTGATACTCGTATTCGTTATTTTATGTGTGGTGAGTATGGTGATAAATTATCTCGTCCTCACTATCATGCGTGTTTGTTTGGTTTTGATTTTCCTGATCGTGTGTTGTGGTCTGTACGTGATAACGTACGTTTATATCGTTCTTCCATTTTAGAAAAGTTATGGTGTGATCCTAAAAATGGAAATAGTTTTGGTTTTAGTACTGTTGGTGATGTTAGTTTTGAAAGTGCTGCATATGT